GTGCTAATGATGAAGAGACTGTTCAAAACTTTTTGTTTGGTACATTCATGGCTCCTAAATCGATATTTGATGAACTTGATGGTTTGTACGAAGAATCCTCAGTTGAATCGAACTCGCATCCTAACTTATCAAGTGAAGCTTCTGACGCAATGAAAGGTTTTAGATTTAGAGATGGTAATGCAAAATCCCCATTAGCGGCTGGTATAGCTTCTACATCTAAAGGAAAATAACGAATGTTGCGTACGGTGAATGACGTTCAATATAAAGACTTTCTTAAAGAGCTTTTTGAAATGATTTCGGTGATTCATAATCCGGATTCCGATGAAGCTCTTGTAGAAGCAACCATTCAAAAGCTAGACATTACATTGAAAATTGCAAAGTTCTTTGTACATGCTCAGCCAGTCTTAGTGACCATTGGGTACTTGCGAACTACATTTGTACTCCGAAATAGATTACAATATTGGCAACCCCTTTTAGATGAAGCACATTATCGTTTTAGCATAAAGTTCAAAGAATATAAAGTCAAATCTCTTCTACGTGGATTATCTGATAACATATGAAATTACTAATCATTGACGTTCCAAACTTATTCTATCGTACAGTGTCAGCTCATTCCAACAAGTATGGTGGAACAGCTGAAGATAAAGCTGGATTGGCATTACATTCTTGTTTGATTGGTATGAACAAGTGGTATAACACTATAAAGCCAGACCAATTAGCTGTAGTGTTTGAAGGCAATAAAAACTGGCGAAAAAGCTATACTGCTAGCAATGATTGCAAATCTAAAGTTCTATATAAGGGGAATCGTGTTAAAGACCCAAGTATGGAACACTTGTATGAAGTCATCAACGACTTTGAAAAATTAGCACGAGAACATACTTCTATCGTTTGCCTTTCTGCACCTGAATTAGAAGGCGATGATTTGATTGCTGGAGTGGTTCAAAAGTATTCTACTAACGGTGATGAAGTGGTTATTTTGTCAGGTGATAAGGACTTCAAACAACTCCTAAAACATTCAAAAGTATCACTTATCAATCCTGATGACGGAAAACCTCGTCAGTGTGATGACCCGGAATTCTTTATGTTTGAAAAAGCAATTCGTGGTGATACTGGTGATAATGTAAGGTCTGCTTTCCCACGAGTAAGAGTGACAAGATTGGAAAAAGCATTCAAAGACCCGTATGAAATGACACTTCTAATGAATGAAACTTTTCAAGGTATTGACCCAGTAACACAAGAACCTAAAGAGTTTATCGTACGTGAGTTATTTGAAGAAAACAACTTGCTAATGAACTTGGAAAAACAACCATCTGAAATTCGTCAAATTATTGATGAAACAATTGAACATGGTTTTAATACTCATGGTAAGTTTTCGCTATTTGCATTTACAAAGTTTTTAGGTCAGCATGGTCTAAAACAAATAGGCGATAACTCTCAAAAGTTTGTCAATCTGTTAAGCTGCAGACCAACTTCTTCAACTCAATCTACAATATCAACATCTGGTAAACGTGGTATTCTAACATTCTAAATATGATGATTTTTCCTACTAATAAATAAGATTAGAACATAAACTGACATTTATGTTTGTTTTAGTAAAAATACTTATAATCTTATAAAAGAATAATGATAGGTTTATAGTCGTTATTCTATTTCCATATAATAGGAGAAATCTAAATGGCAACTGCACCAAAATCAGTCAATACCGCATCAACTGGACCAGTCTCTTCCGGCAAAATTGAGATGAAAGCTACAAACATTCCTCATATCTTCATGATTGACATCGATGATTCTGGTATGTATCGCGAGTGTGCCGTCGTAAAACTTTTTGAAGATGGTTCAATTGCTTATGTTCAAATTGATACACTTCATCCAATTGATAAAGCAAGATTGAAAAAAGTTGTAACTAGCATTCATGCTGACAAATATCCATTGTTTGAACTTTTGTCACAAGCTAAGTTCAGTAACGGTCTTAACGCACTTGATTACATTCACACTAACTTTGTGAAAATCAAAAGACCAAAAGGTGCGTCTATGACATCTAACAGCATCCTTTCAACTAGTATTTTCAAAGATGCTGACCACATGATTGGCGCAGACTTTGTCAATCCTGCAGAAGCAATGTTAGACCAGAACACAAAAACGTTCGCATAAAAAAGAAAACCGTTTACATTTAGATGGACCCTGTGGTATAATAAACTAACATTTATACTACTACACAGGGTCCATTTTTATGTCTGATGAAAAAAACGTTCGGTTGTATTTTGGTCGCAAACCTGAAAATTCAATGAAAATTGATGATTTTTTCATAGGCTTTATGGAAAAACATGACTATTTGATTGACAAAGCAGTTGATGAATTGATACATGCAATGAAAACATTGAATATTTCTATAAATGTTTTTCATACAATGAACCCACTCATTCCTAACTATATGTTAGATAAAGTCGCAATTGAATTGATGTGGATGATTGACGAAGAAGGCAATCATATTAGTATGAAAGACGATATGCACTTACGTTCCAAGCTGGATTGGATGGCACCAGGTGAAGCTCTTTGCGATGATGCTCGGTCTTTCAAATCTTTACCTGTAGAACCACAAGAGAGTGTCAATAAATGAACAACACGTTACCAACCTTTAGAGTTATCAAGACATCAATCAATTCGCTTTATGTCACTGATAATCTGAATGAACTTATCTGTTATCTTTTGCAAAGTGATGAAGAGGATACCATTCTTGTTATAAAATCGGACCATCGTGGACATCGTATCATCAAGCTTGATGGTTGTACTATGTCATATGATGCTCTTGAAATGTGCTTATTAGAAAGCATAATGTGATAACCAGTTATCAAAAATAACCATTTACAAATCTAGAAAACCGTTTATAATAGACTCATATTATAAAGAAGAGTGGAGAACTACGATGGCTGATACGACCTATTATGTAATACATAGAAGAACTGGACATACTGAGATTTTTCATAATGCTTCTTTAGTTTCATCTTTTATGTTGGTGCGAAGATTATCATCAGGATTATTTGTAAAAGTTGATGAAAAAGGCGAACGAATAGTTGATGTATCAAAATGTTCTGATAAAACGTCAGAACTTGAACAAATTTTAGAAGAGGCATAAGAAAATGGCTGACACGACCTATTATGTAATACACAAAAGAACTGGTAACACTCAGCTTTTTTATGATGCTTCGTCTGTTGTAACATTTATGTGGGGCCAAAAAATTGCTTCTTATTATTTTCTAAAGGCTGATGATAAAGGACCAAGAGTGGTTGATATATCACAATGGTCTGGAGATTTATCAGAACTTGCACAAATTTTGAAAGAGGCATAAGACGATGGCAAGTATAGATTTCCAATCATTGGGTGACGAACAGAAGAAGTTAGAGTTGATTTCAGCTGGAGCTCGATTAGTTTCTGGAGTGCCAGTGATTGCTCGTCTTGACGGGCGAGCTTTTCATACTCTGACTAAAGATGCGAATAAGCCGTTTGACTGTCGTATTGTTGGTTCAATGGAGCATACTGCTAAAACATTGGTTGAAGCTTTTCAACCAGATGTTGGTTATACTCAAAGCGATGAGATAACTTTGGTCTGGGAAAGTTTGGATATGTTTGATGGTCGAATCCAAAAGATATGTTCAACTCTTGCGTCATATGCATCGGTAATTTTTGCAAAAGAAATGGACCAATATCGGTTTCCAATTCCACGTGGCATTGTTCCAACATTTGATTGTCGTGTATGGCATGTTCCATCATTAAGTTCTGCGGTTGATAATTTGACATGGCGGGAATGGGATGCTTCTAAGAACAGTGTAAGCATGTGTGCTCATACAAAGTTTACGAATGTCCAACTTAAAGGGGTTCCAACTAAACGTCGGGTTCAAATGCTATACGAAGTAGGGTTCGATTGGAACGGATTGGCTGATAACTTCAAACGCGGTTCTTACTGGCAACGTAAGACGTTCATGGAGTTCTTGACTGAAGAAGAATGCGAAAGAATTCCGGCACAACACAGACCTGCTGGAGCAATATCTCGGAGTAGAGTGGTAAGAATGAACTTTCCACGGTTAGTTCAAGTATCAAATGCAGTTGGGATGATATTTAGAGCCGAAGAACCACAATTTAGAGATGTAATAGGAATTGAATGAAAGCTATAAATTAAGAAGCGATAAATAATAGACCAGCTCCATAAAAGCTGGTGTGACCACCAAAGGCGGCTACCTGATTAGCCATCTACTCTAATGTATTATGCATAGAGTGGTCTTTCAATGGCCTTGAAGCACGGGAACATTCTACAGTTCCATATTCATGTGATTCAAGGTAACGGTGCGGAAAAGCCAAAAAACCGAAGGCTTGCACCCCGTTGGGCAACATAGAGAATGAGATTCACGTTGATTTATCTGATGAGAATCTTTATGGAGTGCTTGATGCGAACTAAACAAATAGAGAGGGAGTAAATGAAACTCAACACACTAACCTTAGTGGCAACACTGGGGATGGCATTGCTATCTCCGTCTGTTTCTGCGAAAGTGCACCATGTTTACGACCGTCACCAGAAAGGTCATCATCACAATAACTTTTCTAATGACACTGATAATGTATCAGAAAAAGTTGTAAGAGTAAGGCATGGAAGGGGTGAAAGTGGAAAGTCATCGCATAAGAATGAACCGCTTTCTGTAAATCAAAAGAACATCATTACTTTAGCTTATAATACGGCAAAGGAAGATGGACTTAGACAACCAGAAGTTCTAGCTGGAATCATTTTCCAGGAAAGCAAAGCCGGTGAGGCGGCTAAGTTTAGAACCTCAAAACATAAGAAGGCTTGTGACCAAACTGTTGGCTTAGGGCAAATCAAAACAGGAACAGCGAAAGCAGTTCTAAAAAGATTTCCTGAATTGAAGAAAAAGTTTGGAATCCCAGATAGCCAGATAACAAATGCTCTTGCACATAACGACAAGTTCAATGTGGCAGTGGCAAGTAAGTATCTTGTTTATCTGAGTACAATGTATCGAGGAGATGCATTGATTGCAAGTTATAACATGGGTGAAGGTGGCGTTAAAAAGCTACGTAATCCATCAAAACTTCATTATGTTAGAATGGTCAATAAACATATTGACACATTAAATCTATAACGACAGAACATGTGAATGGGTGTTATAATGTACCTATTCACATGTCACTTTTTCTAAGTACCTATGTCATCATCAGCAGTAAATGATTTCGCATCAAAACTTACTAACCTCATTCACACCCACATTCCACTAACAGGCAAAACTTCTGCTACAGGTTTTCAACAGATAAGATGTGCTTGCTGTTCTGACCATTCACCTCGTGGTGGCTGGAAGATTGAACCGTCTGAAATAGTGTATCACTGTTTCAATTGTGGTATTGCAAGTGGTTGGAAGTTAGGTGATGAAAAGATACGTAAAGACTTCGAACAAATCCTAAAAGCTTTTGGAGTTCCTGTTCATGAGCTCAACGAAATCAAGAGCCAGCTATTCTTCAATCAACCGCCTAGGCAAGAAGACAAGACTATCACTCTTGAAACATTACATAAAGTCAATCTTTATACTCCTGAAGTATCATTGCCTGAAGGTTCAGTTCGATTAGACGAATCTCATATCAATGAATGTCAGTTCTTGTTGAACAAGTATAGACTAACATGTCATGATTATCCATTTTTTGTTAGCACTACATTACCAAATCGTGTTATAATACCTTTTTACAAACAAAGTAAAGTCATCTACTGGCAAGCAAGAACTATTTTGTCAGATGAACGTCTTCGTTATCGAAACTGCGAAGTCAAAAAGGAAGCAGTCATCTTCAATAATGACGAACTATTTCGTTATTCAGAAAAACCGTTATTCATATGTGAAGGTGTCTTTGATGCTATACACGTGAATGGTATCAGTCTTTTAGGTAGTAAGCTCACAGAATCCAAAATAGAGCTACTCCGAAAATCACGACGCGAACTCGTGTTTGTGATTGATAAAGATGCTAATGGTCAATCCTTAGCATTTCATGTGTTGAAAGAGAAGTTAGGTAGTATCACTTTCGTGACAAACCCTTCCACAACGAAATCAAAAGCTGACATATCATCTAGGATTGTCGAAACTGGCAAAATCTGGACGATGTATGAACTCCTTCAAAATAGGATTTACGATGAAAAGAAAGCAAAACTCTACATAAACTTTTTACCCAAAAACACAACAAGAGGATTCAATGAAAGGAAATGAACAAATTGAATATGATGTTGATGTACAGAAATTATTAGTTGAAAACTTACTAAGTAATCCTGAACTATTCGCACGATGCAACAGAATACTGTCACATGAGTATTTTGACCAATCGCTTATAAAACCGGTCAAGTTTATTCGTGAATACTTCGAAGAATATCGAACTGTTCCAAATTCAAAAACTATCAAAGCTACTACTGGAGTATCATTTGATACTGCTGAAGTTCTAACTAAAGCTGACCAAGATTTTACTGCAACGTTAATAGAAACATTCTGTAGAAACTCTGCAGTTTGGAATGCAGTTATGAAAGCACCTGAGCTCCATGATAAAGGGGATTATGGTGCAATATGGCAACTCATCAAAGAAGCTGATGCTATTTCTCTAAATCGAGATTTAGGTATCAATTACTTTGAAAATGTTGGAGATAGATTACGAGACCTATTGAATAACTCTCCAACTATTCCAACAGGTTGGGATGATGTCGATGAAGCAATAGGTGGTGGTATCAATAGACAAGAACTATTGCTACTAACTGCTGCATCAGGTATTGGTAAGAGTATCTGTATGTCTAATCTTGGTATCAATCTTGTCAAGCAAGGGTATAATGGAATCTACTTTTCATTAGAACTTGCAGATAGAATCGTATGTAAACGATTTGATAGTATGGTGACAGGTATTGGTCAAGCAGATATTCTCAAAAGTATTGAAGCAGTTGAATCGAAAGTAGATGCATTTCATCGAGGTGCAAATGCTCAATTGTATGTCAAGCGATATCCAGAAAGTGTCACGACTGCAAATGATTTAAGAGCATATCTAAAGGAGTTTCAGCAAACTCACGGATTTACTCCTGACTTCATTATAGTTGACTATCTTGATTTGATGGCGACTAATAGAGGTATTAGCAATGAGAACATCTGGTTAGCTGACAAATACAAAGCTGAAGAATTGCGAGCAATTGGATTAGATTTTGATTGTGCAGTTATTACTGCTTCTCAGTTAGGAAGAGGTTCTTTAGAAGCTGAGAAAGTCGGACAGCAACATATTCAAGGTGGATATTCAAAAGTTCAAACTTGTGATATAATGATTGCTATTATTCAATCAGATTTGATGAGAGCTAATGGTGAATATGCATTTGAATATACTAAAACCCGTAACGCTAGTGGGGTAGGTACTACTTCTTATTTGAAATGGGACCCTATCGCTCTACGAGTTACTAATATGGAGGAAGGAAATCAAAGCTTACGTTTGAAGCCCAAAACTGAAACTATAAATACTATTTTGAATACCAATGGAACTATGTTTGGGAATCAGGGAAAAATCAATGATTCCGTTATTGGAAAAAAACCTAATCTTTTAGAATTATCTGGAAGAAAATAATTTATTATCAACAACATAAAAAAGAGGAAATACAAATGGCAGAAGCTAACGAACAAGTTCAAACTATCACTATCGACGGTGTACAACACGAACTTGCAAAATTTTCAACCGAAGTACAACGTTTAGTTCAAATTCACCAAATCTGGGAACAAAAAGTTATCGAAGCTGAGCTTGAATATGCTCGTGCTCGTGCTGCCGTTCGCGATTTGAATAATGAATTGCTTGCTAAATTGAAAGCAGAACTTGAGCCTGCTGCTCCTGAACAAGAAGTTGCTCCAGCAGCTGACGTAGCAGTATAAATGCTGTAATAGTTAGAAACTAAGAAGAAGGGCCGAATATGAAAGTATTCGGCCCTTTTGTTTATCAGTAAGTAGATAAATAGTTACATACTATTCTTATTCAAATAAACTTGTAAATATGACTGCATCAACATTCGAAGACTTACCAATAAAAAAGTTTATAGCACAACTGAAATCGTTGGGTTCTTATACTATTTCAGCTCAAGCAGATGGACTTACTTTTTATTTTGGTATTGATTCAGATAATCAGTTTTATACGTCAGCCTATTCTCCAAACAAAAGAACTAAGTTTTCATATAAAGTTACTGACTATCAATTAAGAGTTGAGAACAATCAATTCAGAGCAGCACATAAAGCAATTTCTCAGTTTCAATCTGATATCAAAGATATCCTTGAAGCTGGACAAGTTATTGAGTGTCAATTAGAAGCTAAGGCAGAAACTCAATTTGGCAATACATTTAGCAAAATCGTTTTGGTACGACCTGTTATTGGAGAAGCGACTATTGCTGATAGTAAAGTAATTGACCAACTCTATACCGCGATTGGAGATAAAAAGGTCCAAGTTAAAGTCAAACAAATGTCATCAATCAATGGCGAAGATTTAGAAGAACAAGAAGTCTTGACTACATGGAAAGTGTTCAAAACTAAATCAGTCAAAGGTGGAGGAATGCTTTCGTCTGGAAAACTAAAAAGCATTCTTTCAAAGTTAGAAGCATTCCTTGCCAAAGATAATGAGGTAGCACATCGTCACAGTCTTGAAATGTCTAACTATGAAGTTGCTGCTGTTAATCTTACACAAGTTCCAATGAAGTATCGTGATGTGATTGAAACCGAACGTGAGAAGCTAAACAATGTTATTCTTACTCAATTCAAGTTCCCTATCAAGACTGAACTATTGAAGTCAATTGAAGATAATGTTGGTTCTCAAGCAGCGTTAATTCATAAAGGAAGTGATAGCACTTGGATTGCATCAAGCGAGTTTAAAGCTGATGGTCGATTTGATACTATTCCTAAACGCGAACTAAGTGGAATGATTCGTACTACTGACAAGAAAGCATCTCTTGAAGATAGAGGTGGAATTGAAGGTGTATTCCAACAACGAATTGCTCAATTATTTGGAGTCCCAGAACTTCAACGTCCTCAATCGGTTGGCAATGTATTCAAATCTTTTAGAGGTACTAACCCTCGTGATACTGCCGCAGCTTTTGCTCAACAGTTCAAAGAGATGAGCTTCAACGGTGTTAAAACTAAAATCTTAGCAGTATTAAAGTATTCAAAAGAACAAGCAGAGAAAAAGTTACAAGAGTTCAAAGATACTAGTAATGATTTCAAACAAGTTACAGGTGAGTCAGAGATTACTTATACTCAAGATGAAATCAAAGATAACTTAGGATTCTATGCACAAGCAATTAATGGGTATGATGATAGAATGTCTGAAATTAAATGAAGTAAAAGCTTTACGGACATTATCTTAGCCTTATATGGAAATGCAATATATTCATTACATGGACAGCGAATAGCAGAAAGTATCATTATAGAAGGTAGTAAATTACAAAACGTATCATTAGACCAAATCAAGCATATGCATGGACATGATATATGCAGTGCTTATACTGCTACGTTACTTGCATCAATGTTATTACTTCGCACTCAAACTAAAGGTGCAGTTCCTCTAATCAAAGATATGAAACATGCAACACTAAAGCATAAACCTGATGCAACAATGAGTCAACTAAACTTTTGGGGAACAATGGTTTTTAGCCCATACATTGCAGTAATGAAAGGTAGTATGTCAGCCGAAACAACAAGTGAACTTAAAAAGTTATCAGGTCGAATAACAAAGCAACGAGTAGAAAAAATCCATAAGACATTATCATCAGGAAGTTTTGTCCAGGATTGGGATTTGCAAGAAGATAATGCTAAATTGATTACTATGCGTCTAGAAACCCGTAGTCAATCAATAAATACTGCAATTGCAGGTATAAGACACTGGGATGATATTGAACTTAGCGACAAAAATACTGTCATTGCGAAAGTGTTTTATTATTTACAACAGCATGTTCACGGTTCTCCATTGTTAGGACCTTTACGACAGTTAGCATCTAACACGTTGACCCATGCTGCTATTGATGCAAACAAAACACAAAATAAAGAGGGTACTGACTTGACGACGACGACAAATAAGAAGAAACAATCTTCACTACAAGACATTGATGAGACACTTACATTCATGCAATCATTATCTTCTTTAGTAAATGAAACTGAAATGGGAGCTAATGCATCCCAAACCGCGATTAGTAATGGCGCTAACGTTGCTGCTTGGGCAGATTTTGGTGTAGCAACTGACCCATCTTCAGACGGACAGACAAAACAAAATAAAGCTAGTCTTGGAAATAAATCCTTATCAAATAATCACTTATTAGTCAAATTTATGAATGGAAAACCGATAGTTAGAAGAAAGCGAGACTTTACTAAAAAGCCAAAATTTACTCGCAATGCAGAAGAACAAATCGTTAGAGAAGAAGGAGAAGAAGGTGGAGCCGAAGCAGGTGATATTAGCTCAGCTGCAATTGCTACATTTCCTTCAAGATTATTTGACACGTCTGATAAAAAGAAAGGACAGGTTGCGGTGTCTAAAAGTGTTTCTTCTAAAAAGAAAAAACGAATTTTGAAACGAGTAATTCCAGGATTTAGTCATCTTACCGCAGTAAGTGAAGTTAGTAATCCTGCTGCAATGTTCAGCGATTTATTTTATGCTATTGTAGAATGGACTGATGAAGATTTTACCGGCGATCCTTTGACAGATGAAGGATTCAAATTCTTGAAAGAAGAAAGATATTTACTTGCATCAATAATTACTACTCCTTCTAATGAAAAAGATGGTAGTAACCAAAAATGGCCTTCAGTCAAACTAATTGGAACAAAAGAACATTTAACATCATTCTTATCTAAAGACTATCAGGCAGATGCATCATTTATAGCTTCTGCAATCACACCAATGATTGGGGAGTAAACAATCAATGAAGAATAACCTAGATTTTCTAAATGACATATTATCTGAAGTTGAAAAGGGAAGTACTTTTAGCGCTCCTAAAGACCAAAATACTGAAGCTGCTCCTAAAGACCATTTTACATTACCTAAAGGTATTTCATTTGACTCAAATTCCAAATTAACACAACGTGATGCTGCTAACCTTATCCAACAAGCACAAGATAAAGCAGAAGAAGTAGATACTATTGCTTTTGGACTTGAATTGAATGATGGAGAAATTGTTAAAGTATATGTCGCAACTCAAGATGCTGAAGCATTTGAGAAAGCAATGAGTGACTTATTAGGCAAAGAAGATGACATTGAAACTGCTATCAATGACTTAGCTGGTGAGTTTGACATTGTGTCAGTTGAATGGCCAGAAGATGACATGACTGGCGATGGCGGTTCATCATCTGATGTAGGCGATGCAGCAGATGATGCAATGGCGGGTGAAGATGGTGACGGGAATATAGATGACTTAGCAGATAAAAAAGAAAAGAAAACTAAACTTGGTTTTGACCTAAATCAATCGAAAGAAGAAGACGAGAAAGATGATGCTAATGCTGACAAAGATGAAGATAATCTTGACGCTCCTGATGATGATAAAGATAAAGAAGAGGATGACGCATTTGGTGGATTAGATTTCGGTAATAAAGAAGACGATAATGAAGAAAAAGACGATGAAGAAGACGCATTGACATCACCTGATGATGAAGAAGAAAAAGATGGCAAAAAGAAACCTACTTCTAAAAAGAAAAAGAAACCTGTTGCCGCATCTAAAAAGAAAGGTGATGAGAAATTGGTTGATAGTATTCAACAAACTTCAACAAGTTCATGGTTATTCTCGTCATTTCTAAAAGAAGAACCTGACTTTGGAATAGTTTCAGAAGAAAGTAAAAAAGAAGACAAAGCAGAAGAAAAGATAGAAGACTTATTCAAAACTGCAATGCAACGTAAGATTATTCGTCTTATCATTCTTCTTGGAATGCCAGCATTGCGTTTATCTCAAGGTAAATCATTACTTCGTCATGGCGTACGAGAAGCTGCGTTAGGAATGGTGGATAACCCAAAAGGTCGTATCTTTCTACATCGTGCATTGAAAGAGTTAGAAGATATCTTAGGAACAGGTGAAGCTGAAAAAGCTGAGAAAGAACTTGCTAAAAAGAAAGATAGCGATGAGAAAGAAAAGATTGATGAGTCTGCTGGACAAGGAACTAATGTTATGTTTGAACACATTCTTCAGCTACTTGAAGCATTGGGAGTTCCGCATCAATTATTGCATACTCGTAAATCGATGCTAAGACAAGCATTGAAACCTACTATTGTGCATCTTATCAAACATGGTAAACTACGTAACTACATTGCAGGATTATCTAAAGCATTGGGTATCAAACCGTTACATCATAGTGATACTGAATCACAAGAAGATGAAGAAGTAGTAAAAGAAGCAATTGACCTTGGTAATGATGCTTACTTATCATTAGTTTCAACCTTAGCGTCGTCACTTGGAATTCCTGATGAAAACTTAAACTACAAAAGATCAAATCTTATTCAATCATTACGTCAACGTAAACAACAACTTAACTTACCTGCAGTTAGAGTTCGAGCTGCAGCATTAGCAAAAGCTTTAGCAAGTAATGCAAATGCAAATGTGAATGAGGAGTTTATGTACGAAGAAGCATCTCGTCATTTTCGAGACAATGCAGTAGACCTTGGCGCTTGGAGTATCGGTAAAACTGGCGAACGAATTCGTCTTGCAATTGATAGTCTTGAAATAAAGCTAAGTTCAACTGAAGCTAAGAACTTGCATCATGCTATTGACAATGGATTTGAAACCACTGTTCGTTCAGGTAATGAGCACTTCAATTTCAAACCAATTACTCACGGTGTTGAATATGTTGTTATACCACTTGACTCAGATAATGAATTCCATAAAGATGGTATCAAGTTAGGTAAAAAGTCGGTTGAAGCATTCTTGAACCTATGGTAATCATTCATGCATACTTTTCCAAAGTTGAAACGCGTTGAAGAAAGCGGGTATCGATTATATGAAACACCGGAGGGAAACTTCTATCCCTCCATCACAACCGTCTTAGGTCATACTGTAAGTGAGGAAAAGAAAGCTATTCTAACCAGCTGGCAAAACTCATTAGGGGTTTCTAAAGCTGATGCTTATACTAAAGCTGCTGCTTCTAAAGGAACTAACGTTCATACTATGATTGAACGTTATCTCCTGAAACAAGAACTGAATACTTCTGAGTTTTCATATGAAGATGTCAATGTATTCAATGCACTAAAGCTAAAGCTAAATCGTATTACTGATGTCATTGGATTAGAAGCACCACTTTATTCTGACTTATTAGAATTAGCTGGAACTACTGATTGTATTGGAACTTATAAAGGTATTCCATCGATTATTGACTTTAAAACTTCTTGTAGAATAAAATCTGAAAAAGATATTGCTGACTATAAACTCCAATGTTGCTTTTATGGTGTTGCAATGAATGAAAAGTATGGGACTGATATTGACCAAGGTGTTATTCTAATGAGTTCTCAAACCGGATTTCCACAAGAATTTACATTTAGATTATCAGCTTCACTTAATACTCTGATAGAACGAGTCGATCACTTCTATTCTAAATTAGCTAAATAGAGTATATCTTTTAACGAATTGCCTCACACTTGCGGAGTTACATATACTATGTTTCCTTATCTAAATCCAGAACCTACAGAAATAACTTTTTCAAATCCTATTGATAGTGTTCCAACTTCGCCATTTAGCGATGATACTGGAATTGAACAAGTTCCAACCATTGGCCCTGCACCCGTAGAACCAGAACAAATCGACATTTCCCAATATTACTTCTATGTTGGTGAAGCCCGTCAAACAAACTATGATGTTCCTACATCGGCTTATGAACCAGGTAATAATGAACCTGCTCCAATCAATAACGACTTCTTTGTTGATATTGACATTATAGTCAATGGTCCAGGTAAGAATAGCAGAATAACTAAACGTATCAAGTTGTGCAAACAATCATTAGCTCGTGAAGCCCAATGTAAAGATGCAATGCTAAATGCTTTAGCAACAGTTGTTGAAAATAAGACTGAACAAAAATCTCAAACTCAGCGAATGTTAGAGCTTGCGGGTATTAACCATCCAAAAAACTACGTTCTAGAAAGAGTATTCAACATGTCAAAAACTCTCATCATATTGACGACCGAACCTGAGAACTGGGTTCCTAAAGAACTTGATAAAGTTGCACAAGAAAAAGGGTTCACTGTTCAAACTATCAACCCAGACACTTGCTTTATCTCACTAGCTCAAGACCCATTCATTGCTCATGAAGGCAAAAGATTTTCTGGAGCTGACATCGTTATACCTCGTCTTTCGGAAGATAACCTTGATTATAAGTGTGCGATTATCAATCATTTAGAAAAGATGGACATTAAGGTATTGAACACTGGTAAGTCAATGCGAATTGCTAGTAACAAAGTTGAAACTCAAATCTTACTGAATGATGCTGGTCTCAAAACTCCAAAGACTGCTGTATTCACTAATGAAGAACAAGTTGATGCTGCATTAGAAGCAATAGGTAATAAGTTTCCAGTCATTGTCAAAACTTTATTCGGAACACATGGCGTTGGTGTTGTTCGTGCAGATAGTAAAGCAAGTTTGACTTCAATCATTCAATTGCTATTGAAATCAGGTGAGCAGTTTATGTTACAAGAGTTCATTGAACATTCTGAAAGTGCTCGTGTTCTATTGTTAGATGGAAAAGTATTAGCTGCAGTTATGAGAAGTATTCCTGACGGTGACTTCCGCAGTAATGCACATCAAGGTGCTGAACTTAAAGAACATAAACCAACTGAAGAAGAAATTGAAGCCTGTATCAAAGCGGCAGAAACTTTAGGTATTTCTTTGGCCGCAGTTGATTACATTATTGATGGTGATGATATTGTACTTCTTGAAGTTAACGGCTCTCCAGGATTTGAAGCAATGCAAAAGGTTATTGACAAACCAATCGCAGATGCTATCATTGATTACTGTAATGAAAAAGTTGGAGATGGTGGTAGTGATGAAGAGAAAGAAAAGCCTGCTGAAGAAGAAGAACCTCCAGTTGAGGAAAAGCCAGAAGAGAAAGAAGAAGAGGAACCAACTCCTGAAGTTACAGATGACAAAGTTATTGAGGTTCCAATTCATGACATTGAAGGTGATAAGATTGTTGGCTCACTTACTAAAGTTACTATCAAACATTTCAACAATGAAGAGCCGATTGAAGCTCGAGTTGATACAGGTGCAAATGTAAGCTCTATTCATGGAACGGATATTGAAGTAACCGACTCGTCTGTCAAATTTACGTTTGGCAAATCACGTTACAAGTTCCACCTTGTTCGTTCAGCAAGCATTAAGCAATCAAGTATTTCTGACGAAGACGAAAGACCAGTCATTCGTGTTGACATGGTCATAGACGGAATTACTTTACGAAATGTTGAACTTTCTGTTACTGACCGTGAACATATGGAGTATAATATACTTTTGGGACGTAAGACATTAAGTGCTGGGGGATTTTTAGTCAATCCTGCTGCAGGTATTCTAGACAATGGCGAAGAATCGGCACCGACGCCAGCAAAAGAAAGCAATAACGACGAAGAAGAAGACAAAGATAGTCAACAAAAGAAAGAAGAAGAATAAATTTTTTCACATAAACATTATACTTATAAAATAAACTTAATATGATAAAATCGCCGTTTTATGTAGTCCAAGACTTTTTGTCACCAAAGCAGTGTGAAGAATTAGTATCTCAATACCAAGTTAAGACTCCTAATACTAATTTAACCGGTGACCCAGTTAAATTAGAAAAAACAATGGAACCTGCTAAAGGTCAAACTGTAATCATGCAAAAGTTACGTGAGCACATTCCGCTAATTGAACAGCATTATGATGCAACGTATCGCGGAACCGAGTCATTAGTTCTTACTCATTATCCAGAGTTTGAAAAAGCTCCGGCTGAACAACCGGGATGTGAAAACTCAAAGTATATCAAACGTAAATGGTTAAAGATAAAAGATGTTGATTTGACAGGGATTATTTGGCTAAAAGAATATCATGATAGCATTCCATTAGACCCTCGTTATGAAGTATATGGTGGAAAGACAGAGTTTCCTACTTATAACTTTTCATTAGTGCCACAACGTGGTTCTTTGATTATCTTTCCTGCTTATCCACATTTTGTTCATTGTATAAGTCCAATTTTAGTTGGTGATTTATATCAAATAAAAGTGAATATTGCATTAAGCCATAAAAATGGTGGAATGTGGATGTATCAACCTAAAGAGTTTCAAGCCAATGGTTCTGATTTTATCGGTTCTTGGTTTAAAGATTTTTTATAAATGAATATGATGTTAGGGGCTATAAACCCTAAATATAAAGTAAAGAAATAATATTAGGATTTATTCAAATGCAAACTAAATATCAACGACTTATTATTGAAGGATTTGAAGTAAGAAAGTGGAAGGAAGGAACGGTTAAGTTTAGCGAGTCTAAACTTACAGACCCGCACATACAAAAAATTCTAGCAGAAACTGCTAGAATTACAAATCGTTCTGTTAAAGAAATTGAAGATGATTTTAATAAAAAACTTGCAAGTTTTTCTGATATTGCTGCTAAAGCCCCCATCTTATATGGAACTATTCTAAAAAACATTATTGAAGATGAATCTTTTAAGTTGATGGAAGAACATAGTATATCTTCGCCAACTTGTCCAAAGTTCAACAGAAATATTTTTCAACAATTAGTAACGCGCGTAAAAGCCGACCATGAGCAGTTTTATCCGCTCCGCTCATTCTTAAATCATAAACGTTTATATGATGCAGCAACTATCTTTACTGATAATCCGGATTATCCGGAGTTTGCAGATATACCTACTGCATGTGCTACTCCTAATGGCATATTTGCATTTAATGCTGTTTTTTGTCAAAGGTTAATGGAATTAGCTCACTTAAAGCAAGTTAAGCCAAAAGGCAAAAAGTATCAATGTAATGGCGGTAATTTTCCAGATGAATATTGCTATTGTGAATTTGCAATCATTCATGAATTTATGCACTATACTTATGATGATTTTCATTATCAAAAGATTATTCCTAATGCTGATCCAGATATAATCAATTGGGTTGGAGATTTTAGAACTAATTATTTGTTAGTCAAATCAGGATATGAACAACTTCCGATGGGACTATTCAACGATAAAATCAATTATGATAGACAAAGCTCATATAAAGAAATGTATGACCTTGTTGAAAGTGAATTCAAAAAACTAAATAATGAACAGCAACAACGATTGAAAAAAGCTTTAGATGAAATGGGTGATGATCACCAACCCGGTCAAGAAAAAGGTAAAGAAATGGATGAAGGAGGAGAGGGAGGTCAAAAAGGCAAAGGAGAAGGAGAGGGCCAGGAAGGAGAGGGGGAAGGTGAAGGCACTGGAGGTAGTGGAAATCCATGGGATAAAATTGATAAACAGAATGAAAAAACTGAAGGACAGATGAAGGATGCTAAGGATAAAGATACTAAAGAAGCGGCTGACGATTTGCGAAAACGTGATGAAGAACGTGCAAAGCAAGCAAATGACGCGAAAAAAGGTGGAAGAGGTTCAAATAAGGGTACTTCTACCGAAATGGATTATACCAAAGTTGCTCCGAAACATGATTGGCGATCATTGTTAAGATTACTTCTTCCTAGTAATTCTGACAAAGTTGAGGAATCTCGATTAAAACCATCACGAAGAGGTATTTCAGGATTACACGTAGCAGCTCAACTTGGAGCTGGCGCATTACCACCAAGTGAAATACCATTAGATTTAATAGAAGCAAAGATTTGTTTTTGTATTGATAATTCTGGTTCAATGACAAGTTCGGTTCAAAAGATATATTCAAACATTTATAATTTATTAGCTACTAATGATGGTTTGCGTAATTGTGAAATGACATTGATAAAGTTTAGTAATGATCATACTAAACATAAAATTTTATTCAACGGTGATAAAGCAGCGCATGTAATTAACATTTTAGATAAACCATCTAAATGGGATTCTAAATTAAGTGCAGTTTTTAAAGATCATCCTGGTGGTGCTACTAATTTCACTGACGAAATATTAGAAGATCTTAAGAAATTACTAGAAAAAAATTACAATATACTTATTGTTTCTGACGATGATATTATTCACGGCGAAAATTATAATATATTAGTTTCGTTATTAAACTCCAAAAAGGGCAGGGTATTTGTATTGTTTGACACTAAGAAGAATTATGAAGATTTTTTAAAAAAGGGAAACTTTACAAATTTTTTCGTATCATTTATAAACGCGTAAAACCTTATGAAGCTAAAAGATTTATTTGACAAACCTACAGTAAAAGAAAAAGATTTGACTAAGCATTCTGAGAATGATTTGATTTCATCTATCAAAAAAGTAATTGAAGGTGCTCACTTTAATACATTAGACTTTGAACTCAAATCATCTGATGATGACTTGTCTAAAGGTGTTCTTAAGTTCAAGCATAAGAACAAACATTATAAGATTACTCATTGTGGTAAAATCTATAATGGACAAAAAGTTGTCCATGAGTTTGAACCGTCCGCAGATATTCATCACCACTATTCTTCAGCACTTCATAAGGTAATGAAAAACCAATATGAATAAACGGACTTTTAGACAATATCTCAAGGAAGATACTAGTACTCATTATCCATGGCAAGTTACTTCGAATGAAGAGCTTTTAAAATTGCCTGGTTGGGTCAAATATGATGAAGAACGTTATGACGAACCTGGTGGAGATGTTGTAGTATTTCATGATACTAATACAGGAGAAGTATATTTTTCAGGTAGAATAGATGAAAACGAATATTTTGAAATGGATGATAATTGGGCATTTATTGTTGATGCTATGTTAGTTGAGCATGGTGGTAAGTGGTATATTCCGTTTCGAATAAAAGAATGGAAAAACAGTCAACGTAGTGATGACCTAGCACTTAATGATGTGAAGATAAGTTCATTCATCGGATTCCCAGATACAATCAAGGGTTCATTGACAGTTACTAATTGTCCTAATCTAACATTAGAAGAATGCCCTTCAATAATCGGTCATAGTGTTGCTTGGTGGCAAATGCCAATTACCAACCGCATTGATAAAGTATTCAAGGAAATTGGAGGAACTATTATAGTTCCTCCTGCGTATAGAGGTTTTTTAAGTTTCTTAAAGATTAATAAATTGAAATCATTATATTTGCCAATAGCAAATGAGTATAGCAAATTATATAAACAAGAAGCTTTCGAAGCTAAAGAAGTTGTAAATGACCATTTGATTGGTGATAGAGATACTATTACATGTCAACGTGAATTGATCGAAAAGGACTTAGACGAATATGCAGAGTTTTAAACAATACTTACTAAAAGAAGATAATAGTACTCATTATCCATGGCAAGCTAAATCTAATGAAGAGCTATTAGAACTGCCTGGCTATCGTTCGTTCAAAAGTCAGAGAGTTGGTGGGGAAGATTACGTAGGATTTCCGGATAACTTTAATAATTGTTATTTTGGCGGCTTCTTTGATAATAATGGGTATCTTATACCTTACTATAGCCACAGAATTGCGGATGAATTATTAGTTGAACATGATGGTAAATGGTATTTACCTGCTAATATTAAACATTGGCAACATGGTTTAATATTGAATAGTTTAAAGTTAAGTTCTTTCCTCGGATTCCCAGATGAAATCGAAGGAAATCTTGAAGTTTTATATTGTCCAAATTTAACTTTAGAAGGTTGTCCATCTATTATTAAAGGAAATGTAGTTTGGCATAGTATGCCAATTACTAATCGTATGGATAAAGTATTCAAACAGGTCAATGGTTATATAGTAGTTCCGCCCAATTATAAAGGTTTCTTAAGTTTCTTGAAAATTAAAAATTTGGAAGATATAGTGTTATCTTCTTTGACTAAAAAAGATGAAGTAGAAAATTTTAAGCAAGCAAAAAAAATAATTTTTGAATATATAAAAAATGGCAATAACGACGCTATTGCCTGTCAACGAGAATTGATCGAAAAGGATTTAGACGAGTATGCAGAGTTTTAGACATCAACTCCTACACGACGATTGAAACTCTTAACATTGAAACTTCCAGTTTTTCTGACATTGAAGATTTGAAACTCAAATTCTTCACCACCATAAAGATCAATATCTTCACCAGTTTCTTCATCTATTTCTTTATAAGTGACGATGCTTCTTCCTACTTCAGCATACATATGAGGTTGTAATCTTCGTCCATCCTTGTACACAACTAAACTATTCCCATCAGTATCATACTCATTAGTTAAGTCAAATACTTTTTGCTGAGGTTCTGCAATATGTCTTTCCCAAATGTTGTTACGAGTGCTATAAAGAGGAACCCAACCTTCGCCAGTGTAAAGCATCATTGCTTGATGTGGAGAGCGGTTGAAGTAGATAAGTTCGCCAGTGATAGGTGTATCAGGGAAGCTATCAACTACTGGTAAGACGATGCGATTTGGATGTACGGCTGCGTCAGATAAGACTCTCATAAACTTAACAAGCTCCTGTGATTTGTGTTATAATGTTCTTTATAACTATATCTATAGATTAGGTAATATGCATATCAATGATGACACCTTAACGGCGGCGACAAGTAATGAGTGCTCAAATGCTTTACTGTTTGAGCACTTTCCGGAATTGTATCGCCCAGACATTGTCAAGGTTACTTACCGTAAGCAATGGTCTAAGTTCATTAGTGCATTTTCTCAATTATGTCTATGGGTTCATTCACCATATTCAAAACATAAGAATGGTAACGGAATAGTTATTTACAATTCTTGGTGGTGTAAGAATCTTCTAAATTCTCATCGTTGGCAATTTGATGTATATGCTGAATTAGAACCTTATCTCACAACAAACCATACTTATAGTTATACTAAAAATATAGCTCGTGAATGGATTCCATCTGAAAACTTTATCAAACGTTCTATTGGATTGATTACTGATATTCGATTTGATGCAAATCCATATTGGTCTCGAATTATCAAAACTTTGATTGACGAACATGGTTTTGGCGGATATAAAGAATCTAATATAGAAAGTGGTTATATTCAATTACCGGTTTTATCAAAGATTGATAAATCAAATGTTCCAAGTTATTTGATAGTCAAAGCATATGCAACAAGTCTATTGAATGGAACACCAATATCATATTCAGTTGCTAACACTGGACGATTACATCATCCTCTACAAAACCTTAAAAAGGAAGCACGAACTAAACTATTTACTGATTGGTATAGTTATGATTTCAAAGCATGTGCTCCATCAATTCTATCTCAAGAATACTTCAAACTTGTTCCAAACGGTTCGTTGCCTGCAATTGAAATGTTCATTGAAAATAGAAAAGAAATTCGTGCAGCTATTGCAAAACAAATCAATGTAGAAGAACAAACGGTGAAAAGAGTTCTAACAGGTTTATTCTTTGGACAAACTGTACCATCGGAAAAACAAGCTCTTTGGGATATTGAATATGTTGCTAAGAATAGTCATAAAGTTGATAGATTTACTTTTGCGGTTATCAATACTTTTGGTCCAGAGATTGCTCAGAAGTTATTATCTAATGAATTGTTTCTTTCAATCGTAAATGAATGTCAAACTAAAGTATTCAAACATTTAGCATATGTATTACGAGAAAAAGCAACTACATTAGAAAATGGTTCTATTCAATTAGTCAATCAAGCAGGTGGGATTAAAACGATGAATCGCTGGAATTCCAAGCAAGCAGTAGCTCATTGGTATTTTGGTGCTGAACGATTAGCTATTGATGTAGTTAGCTCGTTACTAACCGAAATGAATGCTCAGTTTCTCTTGATACATGATGGCTTTATTTGTAATCAACTAATTGATACTAAAGTATTTGAACAAGAAATTTTGAATAAAACGGGTTATAATCTTGAAATCGTATTTCAGCAGGAAAACGATTAATCTTCTTGTTGCGGATTGAACTTTCTCGGATTAGCTTTAGATGTCGCTAAGTATTCTGCATATTTCTTAGCATATACTTCTTTATTGACTTCATACTCTTGTTCTAATCTAGCTCTATTCTTTTCAACATAATCTTTTCTATATTCGTTAGCAAATTCTTGATATTGCCACTTAACAAATTTAGCAAAAGTTTCTTTGTCAATTACTGCCAATGTCTCCATTAACGAAAGAGCATCATACTTAGTAATAGGTTTTTTGTATGGTCTCTTTTCAGATACTAATGCTTCAAATACATCACATATTGTAATAATCTTTACAATTTCTGCTTCATCATCACCAAGTTCTCCAGCTTGAACTTTCTTGTCTATTTCATCAGGACGAGTATGATGATACATCAATGCAAGTCTAGCAAATACTCCATGCTCTCCGGTCAAATGCTTAAGATGTTTGATATGTTCTTCATCTGAAACGTGAGAGCTGATATGCTTTCTTTCATCAGGTTCCAATAAGTCAGGTTTGTGCAATACTCGTTTATCAACATGCACTTTACCTGAGTCATGTGTCAATGCAGAATAAGCTAGCTTATTTGCATCTAATCCTAAATACTTTCCAAAATCCCTTGCTAACTTAGCAACTTCCATTGCATGACCTCCATTCCAATATGAATAGTTGTCAAGCTTCAAGTAATACTCTATCATCTTTTTACGGTTACGTCTGACTTCAGGACTTATTGCTTCTGCTAGTAAGTTCATCAAATCTTCTGTTAGGATTAGGAATTCTTTGAATCGCATTTAGATGTGAAAGAGATATAGTATTATTATGTGAATGGATTGTTATTTCTATTTATAAGAAATGCTTATAAATTTGCTAATTGATTTTATGTGGAGGAAATACTAAAATATGTCATTTTTATGTCATTTATGTGGAAGAAAAAACTGACAGACTAAGGGTATTATATATATGCAGATTTCTCTCCCATGTAGATGAGCTTTATGTTTTATGTAGATGTCATCTTATTCTCTCTGTCATCATTTTGTCTTTTACTTTTAGTTTGTCTTTTTCTAAGTAGTTGATTTTATTACTGTTTTTATTTATCATTATCTTCGTAACTTATTGATTTATATACAGTTTTTCAAATGCATCATTTTCCATGACTAATCACTCGGCAATTTTTGAAGAAAAATGATGATTTCTTCAAAAACGTATTTACATGTGCTTTCAACCTTGTTATAATAGCTTTATACAATCAATCGACCATAAAGGTTTTATAAGATGAGCGGATTCGATAAACTTTATCAACAAGTAGTGAAGAGTTCTTTAGGTCAAGATATGCTTCAAATTCGTGAGGATAGTCCTTACCATCGAGAAGCAAATGTGTTAGAACACACTCGTATGTGCTTGCAATGGTATGAAGATAATGTTGCTCGTTCAAGAACTCCTACCCAACGTATTTTGACAAAGCTTGCACTATTGTTCCATGATGTTGGCAAGCCTATGGCTCGTACTGAAAAACGTTCAGAAGAAAGAGGTGTTTATTTCAGTTATCCAGGTCATGAACTTTTTTCTGCTAATCTATTTGAAGACTATGCATTGTCACAATGGCAACTCTTTGAAAAAGAAGTAGAATTGGTTCATAATGAATTAAACCAAGTTCGTTGTTTGATTGAACATCATTTGCCTTATGACAAAACTGGCAGAGACAAATTGATTGCACTGAAAACTCATATGATGTGTTTAGGTGGCGAAGAACTTATTCAAATGTACTATGATGTTCTTAGGTCAGATGCACATGGCCGAATAAGTGATGATATTGGTGGAACTTTTGCTCGTGTTGAAGAATGGATTGCAAAATTTGCTTTGACTCAACCACTAATGGAAACTTCAAAAGAATTGGACACTCCTTATATGATTGTTGCAATAGGGGCATCTGGTTCTGGTAAATCTTCTTTATTTTATGAACGCTTTTCATATGATGATGCAGATGGTCCGTCTGAATACTTGTTTAGTTTGGATGAGCATCGTGTCGGTTTTTATGTTTCCCGTCAAACAGGTAATGAACCTGATTATCATAAAGCATGGAACTATTGCCATCGCTCAGAAGATAAAGAAGTGGAGAAAGCTTTTGACAAGTATTGCTTGGAAGCTTTCATGGTACTTATCAAACGTAAAGGAAACATTTTTCTTGACATCTCAAACGTATCAGCAAAAGCTCGACGTAAATGGATTACTCTTGCACGTCAGCACTCTTACATGGTCCATGCCGTTCGGTTCCATGTACCATTCGACGTATGTGTTGCACGACAAGCAACTAGGAATGACAAAAGTATTCCAACATCAAGTATCCGTGACCAATACTTTCGGATTTCTACACCTTTAGTTGGAACTGAAGTTGATACCTTAGGTTCAGTTTATTCTTACGATTTTTCAGAGGTAAAATGAAGTCAAACCAAGTTCCTTTCGAAGAACGAAAACACTATTCCCATCTTATGGTGTTGGAATCGGCTCGTGGCTATTACATTGGCTCACTTTGGCATGACCCAGATAATGCCAATGAAAGTGGTCCTGGCACTCGTGATAGCCAATACTTTGCTTCACCTGAAGAAGCACAAGCAGCTCTTGACTCTGGAGAGTTTTGTCGCTTTGTTGACTAAAAATAACCATTTACATTGGATGATTACTTTGATATAATAATCATTCAAATCTGCACCACCCCTCGCTGTAGTAAATCCCCCGCTGCAAGTTTTAATTTTCAAAATCTATAAATAGAATACATGTAAGGATAAATGTCTTTGCATGTTTTTATTACTTTATACACTTTAATTACTTTATAGGAATTTTAATTATGACAAATAAACTCGAAGCATTAAAAGCCGCATTCGCTGCAAAAGCCTCTTCTTCAACATCTTCTGATGATTCATGGAAAAAGTTCTATCCATTCTGGAAAATGAATGAAGACCAAACCGCAATCGTTCGTTTCCTCCCAGATTTAGATGAAGATAACCCACTAGGTTTCTTAGTTGAAAATCATGTTCATGAACTTAATATCAATGGTCAAAGAACCACTGTTGCTTGTGGTAAAATGTATGGTGAATCATGCCCAATTTGTGATTTGTCCAGAAAATACTACGATGAAAAGAACGAAGAACTTGGTAAAAAATACTACAGAAAATTGTCTTATATTGGACAAGTTTTAGTTATTGAAAGTCCAATCGAGCATGATGCAGAACAATTAGTCAAACTAATTGATTTTGGTCCAAAAATATTCAAATTGATTCAAGCCGCATTTCAATCAGGTGATTTGGAAGTTGAACCATATTCATTGGTTGGCGGTTACAATTTCCGTATTAAGAAAACTAAATCTGGCCAATATGCAGATTATGGCACAAGTTCTTTTGCTCCAAAACAAACTAATGTTGATGATGATATCGTCAATCGTTTAGAGCTTTATGATTTGAAAGAACAACGTCGTAAACATATTCCTCGTGCTGAACTTGAAGCATTACTTCATGCTGATATCACGGGTGCTTCTGTTGCTCCAACAACAACTACTGCTCAAGCGCCAGCAACTCCGTCAGTTGCAGAAGTAGCAACATCAACACCTGTTGCCACACCTGTTGCTCCTACTGAAACTGTTGTCGCCGCCCAAGCGACACCGGCGGCTGCTGAGGCAGCACCAACTTCTGGTTCTTCAGCATTAGCAGCTCTTCGTGCTCGTGCTAAAGCAGCTAAAGAAAATGGCGCTGCAGCTGAATAATAACTCCTAACTAACAGGAAAGTTATACTCATATCATAAAGGGTATAACTTTCCTTTTTTGTCTTATAAAAGGAAAATGTATATGGCAACAGACTTAAAATTCTTAAAAGACTTTAAGAAGAACATTGAAAAGTTGAAGACGGTAAATGTTGGAATCAGTGCTCCTAAAAAGTGGTATTCATCTGGCAATTATGCTCTTAACAAAATCTTAACAGGTTCTTACTTCCGTGCAATTCCTGAAGGTCGTATCACGGCTTTTGTTGGTCCATCTGGAGCGGGTAAAAGTTTCTTATCTTCAAATGTATTAGCTCAAGCTCAAAAAGAAGGTGCTCACTTAGTCATACTTGATTCAGAAAACGCACTTGATGTTGATTTCTTAGTAAAAATTGGTATCGATATTTCTGAAGAAAAACTAACTTACATTCAAGTTGGTATGATGGAAGATGTTAATAGTGTTTGTTCTGATTTCTTTACTGGTTATGAAAAAGAATATGGCCGAAACAACTATGATGCACCTCGAATTGTAATGGTACTTGATAGTATTGCAATGTTATCAACCTCTACTGAAGTTGAAAATTATGCAAAAGATGGTACTACTAAAGGTGACCAAGGACAACGTGCAAAACGTTCAAAGATGATGCTTCGTATGATTCTTTCATCTATTACTAAACTTCCAATCACGGTATTAGTAACTGACCACGTTTATCCTGCTGACCCAATGGCAGGTGACGGTTTATGGGCTATTACTAATAGTACAAGATTCTTCCCTTCTTTGATTGGGTTAGTTACTCGATTGAAACTAAAAGAAGAATCCGAAGTCATTGGTGTTCGTATGCGAGTTGAAGCATTCAAAACCCGCTTTGCTAAACTGGGTTCTAAAGTTGAACTTGAAGTTCCGTATTCAACTGGCATGTCTCCTTATTCCGGGTTACTTGATTTATTGGAACTAGATAAAGTTGTGACAAAATCTGGTGCTTGGTATTCATGTCAATTGCCTAACGAATTAGTCAAGTTTCAAAAGAAACAATTGAATGAAGAACTTGTACAAAAACTATTTTCGCATCCTATCGTTCTTGAACAGGAACATTTGATTGATGCAAAAATGGAAGAACCTGAAACATTATCTTATGACCCAGAAGAAGATAATGATGCGGATGAATTGATAACTATCAATAGCGAAGAGTAATTATGACTTTCCTATCTCCTATTGCGGATAATGTACATTTAGTTCTTGAATACATTGATAGATATGAAACAAGAATTGAAGAAGTAAAACCATTCTTTACATTAGAAGGTAGGAAGTTAGTTGAAGTTTGCAGAAATATTCCAAAGAAACTTGCAGAATTCAAAATATATGCAGCTGAACTAAAGAGTATTGAAGAACTATTATCAATCCGACGTGATAAAATAGAAGGAGTTAGACATAAAGCTTATAATGAGGGGTATTCTCGTCAGCTATCTCAAACTGATATAAAACAGTATATCAAAGGCGACCCTGAATTTGTAGAAATGTCTGAACTTATATTAGAAATCACTCACCTCCGTAATAGCATCAATGGAATTATTGATGCTCTTGATACTATGAATTGGCAAATGGGACACATTACAAAAATGGCAGTCGCTTCACTAGAAGAATACGTATTATGATTGTAAAAATCACAATTCAAAATGAAGTATGGTGTTCAATCCAAGGATTAGACAAATTTCATGTTGATATGCTCTGGGAATTATTTGGCCCATATGTTGATGGGTATAGACATATGCCATTATTTGTCATGGGAAGATGGGATGGACGAGTTAGGTTTTTTGAAAAGACTGGAAAGACATATGTTAAGCTCTTAACTCAAATCATTCCTCTTATAGAAAAATGGCAATATCAAATTGACTTAGTTGATAAGCGAAGTTATTATGATTTACCACCTTTGATAAACGAAGAAGTATTCTTAATAACTGATGAAGAAATCAATGAAGAAGAAGAATCGAACTTAATACCTAATGTTTATCTTCGACCATATCAAGCTCAATCAATCAATCTTTGTATTGAACATGGCTGTGGGTTTATTATTGCAGGCACAGGTGCTGGTAAAACGTTGATGACCGCAGGAATTTCTCATGCATTTTCATCTGCTGGGTATAATTGTGTTACAATAGTACCATCATCTGACTTAGTTGACCAGACTGTCGAATTCTATCGTGGTGTTGGTATGGACACTGGAGTATACTCTGGCGACAATAAAGATATTGACCACTTAAACGTAGTCGCTACCTGGCAAGCATTACAATATCAACCAAGACTACTTGATAATTTCCAAGCTCTAATCTGGGATGAATGTTTTTCAGGTTCACAGAAAGTAAAAACTCCCAATGGCGACATTGAAATATCCCAATTAAAAATTGGAGATATTGTTTATTCAATGAATAAAGACGGAACATTTATAGAAGATGAAATTGTAAAAGTTCATAAAAATTTATTAAAGAGCTCAAATTCAAAAATGCTTCAATTGAAATTTGATAATGGAATTTTAATTGAAGTTACAGAAAATCACGAGTTTTATACTAAAACTCGTGGAAAAGTTAAAGCGAAAGATTTAACTTTTGAGGATGAAATTATAGAATTTTTATAAATACTTTCTGAGTTTCATTGAAGCAAAACTAATGTCATATA